AAGAAAAAGAAATGGAATCATTGGAAGAAAAATCCTAAGAATTTCATAGAAGAATGTTTAAAGATATACCCTAAAGATACTACATTAGGCTTAATTCCTTTAAAAGTTAATTCCGCGCAGGTCTTAATTATTGATGAATTTAATCGCCAGATGAAAGAAGTAGGGTATGTACGAATGATTATTTCAAAATATAGACAAGCAGGATTTAGTACAATTTCTTCTGCCCTTATTTTTTGGAGAGCATTGTTCTATGGGAATACTAAAGCTGTAATTATTTCTCTTGACAGACCTACTACTGAAAGTATTTTTAGTATGAGTCAGACGTTTTGGGAAGAGTTACCAGATGATATTAAACCTGTATTAGATAAGTCTAATATTAGAGAGATGGGTTTTCAAAGTAACAATAGTAAGTATAGAGTATTTACTGCTGGTGCTGATAATCCAGGTAGGGGTACTACAAATAATGCTCTTTTATGTGATGAAGCAGCATTTTTCCAGAGTGGAGAAAGAGTATTAGCTGGTTTATTTCAGTCTATTTCTTTGACTAAAGGTAGTATTATTATCATTAATAGTACTTCTAATGGTGCTCAAGGTGCTTATTATGAGTTATGGATTAAGGCTGAGAAAGGAGAAGGATACTTTAAACCTTTATTTGTGCCCTGGTTTTTACAAGATGAGTATCGTATGGAAGCCCCACAAGGGTTCGAAATGGATTCTGAAGAGAGGAAGTTATCTGAGAAATATGAATTAGATAACAATCAGTTATTTTGGAGACGGATTAAGATAAGTGAGACTTCTACTCAATTATTCAAACAGGAATATCCTTTTACTGCTCAAGAGAGTTTCAGAAGATCCTGAAAGTATTAGAGAATATTCTGAAGAGAATGCTATCTTTGACTTAAATAAAGAAGGTAATTTACATGTATGGAATTCTCCTAATAGAGATACTAAATACATTATTGGGGCTGACGTAGCTCAAGGTGTAGGAGGAGATTATTCTTGTGCAGTAGTAATGAATAGTGATAGAGAAGTAGTAGCCTTATACAGAAATAATAGGATTGATCCTTCTAGGTTTGGTCAGTTATTATTTTATTTAGGTAGATGGTATAACAACTGTCTTCTTACTTGTGAGTCTAACTCTATTGGTATTGCTACTCTACAACAGTTACATTACATGAGTTATCCTAATATTTACAGACAGAAGAAGACAGCTAATGCTCAATTAGATATCATTAATACGTTAGGTTTTAAGACTACAGTAAGTACGAAAGCACCTATAATATCTAATCTACAGAATATGGTTAAGGATTTTGATATTAAGATTCCTTCTCTAGTTATTCTGAATGAATTAAGGGATTATGTAGTACATGCTACCTTATCAGGTGGTACTAAGATGGGAGCAGCAGTAGGAAAGAATGATGATACTGTAATGGCATTAGCTATCTGTTGTGAAGCTTATAGAACAGATGGAGATAAATTAACATTAAATCGGTTTAGTTGGAGTGAGACGAATCAGTCTTCTTATGTACAAGATACTAACTGGTTATAGGAGAATAATATGGGTTGGTTTGATGGTTTATTTAATAACAGTATGGCTTCTGAAGAAGTAGAACCAACTTTTTCTTCTTACAGAATTGGAAACCACGGACCAGAACCAGGCTTGTTAAACATGCCTGATACTACTTATTTGGCAAATGAGAACTATAATTTCCCTCAGATGCAAATAGTTCCTGGTCTCTTTATGGATGAAAGAGAAGAAGAATTAAAGAGTGCTTTAGAAAAGAGTGCTTCTGTTTGGAATGTAAAGCCTAGTGCTTTTGCCTTAGGTGAAGATAGAAATCTGATTAGGAATACTATAACACCCACTTATGTTTTTGGAGAACTTCCTGCAACCGTAGGTGCTAAGACTGGTTTTAGTCTTGGAGTTAACGATAGGCCTAACATTACACTTAATAGTAAAACACCTATTGATCAAAATTTTTTTGAACATGAAGGAGTACACAGGTTAAGCCCCCATTTCAGGAGCTTAATGTCAGATGGTGGTGTTAGAGATTGGGATATAACCACTAATAAAGGAGTAACTGGTTATCAGATCGGTGATGATGAAGGTTGGTTAAGATACAAGCCTCAATATCAGGCATTCGAAAATGATTATGATGGTAGAGTAAGATACTTTACGGATCAGTTTATGGAGGACCCTATGAACCAACAACGTCCTGAATTAAAGAGATATATGGGTGCTGCAATGGGGAGGATTCTCGCTGATGACTTACTTAATTTTGATTCTATGGCGGGGGGTGCGATTTCTTCGAGAGAGCCTTATTCGATGGATCCTGAAGAAATATTAGCAAGAGCTATTTCTACTTATGGGGTTATGAAAGATTTAGACCCTGCAGTTAGATTTAAAGATGATGGTAAAATTGGTTATAGATATGAGATTGCCAACGAGAAACAAGCTAAGAAATACGGGGTACCAGTAGGTACTAAATTACAGTACCCTACTGTAAATAAAGGTCTTGGTGGTGGTGCTAGAATTAGACCAGAAACATACGAAGCTATTAAGCTTTGGATGGATAATAATAGAATGAACAAATACGGAAACGGTTTTGCTATGGGAAATCCTAGAGGACCGTTATCTGCTTAAATAAGAGAGAGAGCGAATGAGCAAACATAAGATTGAAAAGGTCACGGATGAACAGTTAATTCATTCGATTGACAGAAACATACGTAATTCCGATGGGGGTTACACAGGTTCATCTGCAGTTTCTAAACGCAGAGAAAATTCTATATATGAAATGAGTATGGAACCTAGAGGTGATTTAGCTCCTCAAGGTGTTTCCAAGATTGTTTCATCAGATTCAGCAGAGATTGCTGAAGGATATACAGCTTTAATTGTTAAGTTACTGCTTGACAATAATAAGTTAGCTATGTTTGTACCTTACGATGATTCTTTATCAGCAGTTAAAAGAGCTCAAACAGCATCATCTGTAGTTAATTATTGTCTATTTAACTCTAATCCTGATGGTTGGAGTAAGTTATCTACATGGATTAAGAGTGCAGTAGTACTAGGTAATAGTGTTATTACTTGGGGCTGGGAAGAAGACTATGATTATGAAGTAGAAGAATATGATACTATCGACGAAGTATCTTTAGATCAATTATTAGCTGATCCTGCTTTAGAGATTATTGGTGAACTTAAACTTAATGAAGATATTGATTTATCAGGTGCTGGTGTTATTACTTATAATGATGTTAGGCTAAGAAGAAAAATTGATAAGTCTGGGGTTAAGTTAAGAAACATTCCACCTGAATCTTTTATTATTGACAGAGCTGCTAGCTCTATATCTGACGCTAAGTTTGTTGGTATGATTACTGATATGACTAGGTCAGATATTAGAAGGATGTGGCCTGACTTTGAAGGAGATATTTCAGATTTAGGTGAAGAATTAGCTTCATCTGACTTCAATATAGACAACTTTGCTAGAAAAGATGCTGCAGGTCTAAGTACTTGGGACCTTAACTCTGATTCTGAAGAAGAAGAAGCGAATATTGAGGTAACTGTAGTAGAATGTTGGATTAGGTCTGACAGAGATGGTGATGGTATAGCAGAACTTAAGCATGTTATCAAAGCTGGTGACGTTATTCTAGAAGAGGATGATGTTTCGTACATTCCTTTAGCTATTTTGAACCCTATTGAGATTCCTCATGAGTTTTACGGGTTATCGCTACTAGATATGGCACGTAGTCAGACACAAGCTACTACTGCTATCCTAAGGGGCTTCGTAGAGAACGTTTACTTCGGAAACTACGGTAGAACACTAGCAGATCCTAATGTAGTAGACTTTTCTGCATTACAGAACCCCAATTACAACCTGAGCCTATCAGTCCTGGAACAGCGGGCATGTTAGAGTTCTTAGGGTTGCAAAAAGAACAATCCACTGGTCTTACAAAGACAGCTATGGGATTAAATGATACATTATACGTATCAGGTAACTCAGAAGCTAAGATGACTGGTGCTCAGAATGCCGCACAGGTACGTATTGAGCACATAGCCAGAAGATTTGTAGAATCAGGGATTAAAGATCTCTGTCGCGGAGTACTTAGGGAAATGAAATCCAACTTACGGAATCCCCTAAGATATAAAGTGGGTCAGGGATATGCTTCTATCACATCTGAAGAGTTGCAGTTGATGCCGTCAAATATGGATTTAGATATCCAGGCCAACTTAGGTGAAAACTCTAATATGAATGTGGGTCAGAAACTATCCCAAATTGCAGAACTGTTGCCTATGATGGCACAGGACCCGACTGCGGCAGCCTATGTTAACCCTGTAGCTGCGTTCAACCTAGCTAGTGATATACTAGAGAATATGGGTATGGATCCTACAAGGTTTTTAGTCGATCCTGAAGATGAAGCTGGTCAACAGCAGATTCAACAGAAGCAAGAAGAAGATAACCAGAAGGTTGAGCAAACTAAAGAGCTTGAAATGCAAAATCAGAAGGTTGCTATTGAAACTTCTATGGCTAATATTGGTCTTATTAAAGCAGAGATTGATAATAAGAAGATCGATAACAAACGTCAGCTACTACAAGCTGAAGATGAAAGTAATAGGAAGTGGGCAGAGATTGCTGTTAAAGCTATGGGAACTGAGGGAGCACAAATACCTCCTAAAGTACCAGTAGATTTCCAGAGTCTTTATCAAGATACATCAGCTCAGGAAGAGCAAGAACAAGTTCAACAAGAAGAACAACAAGCCATGATGCAACAGATAACACAAATGGCACAACAAAATCCTGAGCAAGCTATGCAGATGGCAGAGCAAGCAGGGATTGATCCGCAACAGTTACAGCAACTAATGGGAGGCTGATTCTTAAGGGTTAACACCCAAAGATGAGAGATGACAATGACAAGTAAGAGTTATAATAGACATCCAGGACATAAGACAGGTTCGGATGGTAAACCAAAAAAAGTTGGTCCGTATGATGATGCTCAGAGGGTCCTTGCAAAAGGATACCAATGTAGTGAAATAAAGGACACTATGACTATGGTGACTGAGGATATTCTTAATAATCTATTTAATGATTGGTTAGAAACTAAGCATTTTGAAGTAGAGAGAAGAGAATTTCTTTATAAGTTAGCAATTAGTCAAGGAGCAGTAATAAGAAATATCGAGAACTCCATTACTGCGAAGGATAATAAATCTCGAGAAAAAGAGGGTGAATGATGATTGAAAAAGCGATAGAAAATTTAAACAGCAATATTGATGCACAGATTAATGTATTATCTACTGGTAGAAGTATATCTGTTAATGCATCTGGTTTTGTTGATTTAATTAAAGCTAGAGACATACTATTAAGTATGCAAAGTAAAAAGAAAGAAGATACGTTTACATGTGAACATTGTAATACTACTGACCTTAATAAGGCGATGTATGGCAGGTGGCATGGTGATAAGTGTAAGAAAAAATAAGAGGTTCTATTACAGAACTAATGTTGAGAGATGAGAGGGTTGTGATAGACCCTCCTACAAATAATAGGAGACTATATGTCGGAAATAAATAGCGAAGCTACCCAGTCGGATGAGTCGCAAGTTTCAGACTTTGACTTTGATGCTTTGGCGGATGATGTTTTAGGTTTAACACCTGAAGCAGCTACCCAAGAAAGTAATGAAGACACAGAAGGACTCACAGACGATGATCCCATTGTTGACGAGGACGCTGAAGAAGTTGATGAAGTAGAGGAAGATGGTACAGAGGAAGAAGTAGAAGATGAGGATGAGTCTGAGGACGCTACCCAAGAAGAAGATACTGAAGAATCTGAAAGTGAGATTGATATGGAATTTACTGTTCCCGTTAAAATTGACGGAGAGACTAGTGAAGTTTCCATGGAAGAGCTCATTGCTAACTATCAGACAAAACAAAGTCAGTCAAAGAAAGGGGATGAACTTGCGAAACAGACTAAAGAATTAGCGGAAGCTAAGGAAGAGTCTATGATGTACGCAAAAATTAATTCACAATTACTACAGAATGAAGATGAAAAGGATTTAAATATTCTTAAAGGTCTTCAAGAAAAGGTCGATAAGGCTTATGATGAAGATGACTATGACGCTGGTAAATTGAACAGACAGTTCGAGAAAGCCAAAGAAGAGTATTCTAATCGTAAGGGTAATAGAGATTCTATCTTACAGACTATGGGGCAGAAGATGCAGGGGCAACAAGTAGAAGCTTTCAACTCACAAGTTGAATCTTTTAAAGTTGAGATTCCTAATCTTATACCTGATTGGTCTGAAGATATCGCTCTAAAGAATAGAGAATTTGCTCTTGAGTTAGGTCTCAATTCGCAACTTGTCGATTCTATTGTTGACCCAGTAGTAGTAAGTGTGATTGATGGATATCGTAGATTGAAGGAAAGTACTTCTAAAGGTGCAGTGAAAAGAAAGAAAGCTGCAGTTAAAAGAGTACCTACTAAAAAGCCTGTTTCAGCTAAAAATAAAAAATCTAATAGAATAGA